CTCCCTTGATTGGGTGGGGCTTCTTTTACTTTCTCGGTAGATAGATGAGCCGGGAAGGTGTCGCCCAATCGGCCCCTTGCGAGGGACAACCGCAGTCAGCGGCCTCATTTTCATCTGCACAACCTCCTTTCATAGGAAAACAACCATGCCTGATTTTGTTCAGCCGTCTCGGCTCGGACAGGCCTACAGTGGTTCGTTTGGTGCAGACACCGACGAACTGTTCCTGAAGGTTTTTAGTGGAGAAATCATCACCACGTTCGAGAAGTTCAACGTGATGATGCCGCTCCACCGCGTCCGAACCATCAACAGCGGCAAGTCCGCTCAGTTCCCGGTGACTGGTGTCGCTGACGCCAAGTACCACGTTCCCGGCGAGTCCATCCTTCAGGAGGCTACGGGCACCTCGCTGTTCGCGGCTTCGGCTTCTGCGGGTTCTCCCACGACCTCGTTCGACTCGGGCAACAGCCCTGCGTCCAAGTACCTGAATCGCTTCAAGCACAACGAGAAGGTCATCTTCATCGATGATGTGCTCGTCTCCAGCGTGTTTGTGGCCGACATCGATGAGATGAAGAACCACTACGATGTGCGCTCCATCTATTCGACGGAGATCGGTCGTGCTCTCGCCTACACGGCAGACAAGAACCTGATCCGAGTCGCAATCGCTGGCGCTCGTCGCACGACGGATCGCTTCGGCGGATCGGACGCAACGCTGCTTGGTGCGCAGGTCGGCATCGGCTCCTCGCCCTCGGGTACGACCCTCCTCAATGGCCTCTTCACCGTGGCTCAGAAGATGGATGAGGCAAACGTCCCCAGCGACGAGCGGTTCTGCCTGCTCACCCCGGCGATGTACTACAAGTTGGTCAACGAGAACAAGGATGCCATCAACCGTGACTACGGCAACGATGGCAATGGATCCACGGCAAGTGGCGACATTGTCAGCGTGGCTGGCATCCGCATCTTCAAGTCCAACCACATCCCCTCCACCAACGAGACCTCGGCCAACCTTCACAGCGCCGCTGGCGTGAAGAACGATGTCTACGGCGCGGGCGGTGTGGGCTATGGTCAGGTCAACTACACCACCACCCGTGGCATCGTGTTCCACCGCGAGGCTCTGGGTACGGTCAAGTTGATGGACCTCGGCCTTGAGTCCGAGTACATCATGGAGCGCCTCGGCACGCTGATGCTTGCCAAGTACGCCATGGGTCACAACGTGCTCCGCGAGGAGTGCTGCTACGAACTGACGGCAACCTGATCCGCAGTTCTCCCACCTGAGTGAAAAAGGGGGAGGTTCCAACTAACACTTGGGCCTCCCCCTTTTGTTCGACCTTTAGCAAGGACACCTGACATGGCACTGACCAAGACCACGAAGTTGCAGGCAATCAACACCATGCTGTCCACCATCGGTGAGCCGCCGATCAACTCCCTTACCGCCCAACGGGCCGACTCGGTCATTGCCTTGAACATTCTAGATGAGACCTCAAGGGAGGTTCTCTCCTACGGATGGCACTTCAACACCGAAGAGGATGTACAGATGGTGCCGGATACGTCTGACGGTTCCATCTATATCGCAGACACCATCGTCAAGGTTGATGTCACCGCCGACAACTACAACTACGATATCGTCATCAGGGGCAATCGCCTGTACAACAGGAAGACCAACTCTTTCGTGTTCCTTGAGCCGATCAAGGTGATTCAGGTCAAGTTGATGGATTTTGACGAGATGCCCGAGGCGGCAAAGAGGTACATCACGATCCGCGCTGCGCGTGTCTTTCAGGATCGTATGGTCGGATCCGAGAAGATCCACGGCTTCACCATACAGGATGAGGTGCAGGCTCTTGCTCGCATGAATGAGCACGATGTCGATAGCGCCGACTACACGATATTCCAGAGTCCCGATATTGCGCGTACCTTCATGCGCCACGGCTCGTACAGAATCTGACCATGCTGATCACAGCGCCTATCCCAAACCTGATCGGTGGAATGTCACAGCAGCCCCCATCGATCCGGGACAACAACGAGGCAGAGGACATCCTCAATGCGGTTCCCTCGCCAACGGAAGGGCTGATCAAGCGTCCTCCAACAGAACTTATTGCGCGGCTTGCGGGATCGACAACCACGCTTACCACCTCGGCAACCAACCCACCGTTCATGCACATGATCGAGAGGGACGAGACCGAGCGGTACGTAATGAACATTACCGCAGGCGGGAACCTGTCGATCTATGACCTGCTGGGCAACGAAAAGACCGTCTACACATCAACGGGATCGACTCTTGGGCTTGTGACGGACCCTTCCCAAAGAAGGGCGCTGACTGTAGGCGATGTCACGTTCATCCTGAACAAGAACACATTTGCAAGGACTACTGCCAGCGTTGCTCCTCAAAGCCCAGCAAACTACAACAGGGCTGGACTTGTCTGGATTCGTCAGGCCAACTACAACAGGGCACACACGGTCAAGATCATTCAAGGCGCAAACATCTACACCTTTACGCACATCAGCAGGGCTGTTGAGGTAAAGGCTGGCGGATCTTCTGGTGTCAACGGGACATACAGCAATGTGACTTTGACCTATGTTTCTGGAACAAAGGCTTTTACCTATCCAAAAGCCACAATTGTTGTCTCTGGTGGATCAGTCACAAGCGTCAGGATCACAGAAGACGCTGTTGACTGGGAATCCGAAGACATTGACACAGAACTTTCGACTGTGACCACCGGGATTCCGTCCAACTTTAGGTTGACGATCAAGTCGCTGTTTACGGGAGAGGTCGGAACCGAAAAGACTGCCTTGGCCCTGACTACCGGATCGACTTCCAGTTACATCGGTCCAATCGGCGGGATCAAGGCGCTTTCCGGCTTTTCTACAACGGTAGCCACAGACGGAGTTATCCGGCTTTCCTCAAGTGCGGATTTTACTGTAGAGGTCGAAGATGACTTTGCTGGTGAGGGCATATCCTTCATCAGGGATGCTGTCCAGAGGTTCGAGGATCTTCCTCCCACAGCGCCTCCAAACTACACCGTAAGGGTTCAGGGAGTCCCAGAGACTCGGACGGATGACTACTATGTGAAGTTCGTTGCATCAAGCAGCAATCGAGGACTTTGGACAGAGACGGTCGCTCCGGGGATCAAGGATGAGATCGACCCAGCCACGATGCCAAAGATCCTTGTACGTCAGGCTGACGGAACTTTCATGCTCAAACAAGCAGACGGTGTAGTCCCGTCCTCTGGAGTTCCCGTGGGCATGTTCGGGGTCTACGAGGCGCTCAAGTGGGACAAGAGGCTGGTTGGGGACAACGACACAAACCCGATGCCGTCCTTCATTGACGCCAAGATCCAAGACATGGTGTACTACCAGAACAGGCTTGGGTTTGCCTCTGGAGAGAACCTGATCCTTAGCGAGACTGGAGAGTCATTCAACTTCTTCAGGACCACGGTGATTGACCTGCTGGACTCCGAGTCAATCGATGTCGCCTCAAGCGCACCAAAGGTATCCAAGATCGTCGGCATCATCCCCTTTAACAGGGACCTGATCCTGTTCAGCCCATCCAACCAGATGATCATGCGTGGTCCTGCGGTACTGACTCCGACCACGGTGTCTATTGCATCTGTTGGCGACTACGATAGCCTGAGTTCAAAGGTCAAGCCCATCCCCTCAGCCAACTCGATCTTCTTCCCCTACAAGAACGGGAACTTCTGCGGGATTCGCGAGATGGTTCCCAACGAGATGCTTGACGGGTCCTATGTCGCTTCCGAACTGACCGGGAATGTCCCTAGGCTGATCCCGTCGAATATCAGGTCCATGGCCACGACTACGCATGAAAACCTTGTGGTGGTGGCTGCTGGCAATGACCTGTACTGCTACAGGTACTTCAATGGGCCTCAGGGTCGCCTCCAGTCTGCGTGGTTCAGGTTCCAGTTCCCTGACTGCAATGGAACAGGAAACGCCATACCGATCTGGTGTCATTTTGTCGAGTCTGATCTGTACATCGGGATGCTGCACTTCCGCGAGGCTGTCGGGGGCACCTACTACATCACCATCGAGAAGATGAAGATGGGAGCCAAGGCGACTGACGCGGACATCACGGGGTCCGAGTGGGCTACCCATCTGGACC